TGTGCCACGCAATAATCATGTGTTAATTCAACGGTAGAATATCTCACGCAATGAGAAGATGGTTGTTCAAATCGACCACACATGAGGTGATTGCATTTATTCTTGGGTAGTTCAATGGTAGAGCATCTGGCTGTTAACCAGAGAGTTGCAAGTTCGAATCTTGCCCCAAGAGCCACATGGAAAGTTGGCAGAGTCTGGTTTAATGCGACAGTCTTGAAAACTGTTGAACAGAAATGTTCCGTGGGTTCAAATCCCACACTTTCCTCCAGAGCCAGATACATATGTTACGGCATTGTATCACCGAATAAGTTACTCATGGGTTTCTTATTCGGATGGCATACATCGTATGTCTTGGGTAACAGTCCAAGAGATACGCATGATTTTTCCTCCTGACTGACTTGGGGTAAAACCCAAGTCGTTCATGCACCTATAGCTTAATGAAAAGCAACGATTCTATCATCTTCTCGTGATGCAAGTTCAAATCTTGCTAGGTGCACACAACTACTACTGTTGCGTACGCAATAGCGTCAAGCAAAAGACGAAAACATTTTGCAATCCTCTACAAACCATCATCTTAATCTTTAGTGTTCGCACTGGCACGTTAAATCTAGTGTACTCCTTTAAAAGACCCAAGCGTTTTACCTCCTTTCACGCTTGGGTCTTTTTCTTATGCAGAAAACTGTTGACAAACATAGATAGATACTGTATAATAAATATATACGAAAGCAGGTGAATACATGAAAGAAAATTCATTCTTGTGTCCTGACGGCAAAACCATACTTGTGAAAGATTGTATGAAAGAATGTCGTATGGGGCAACGATGTCTTGCTAAACCACTATTGGTAAACGCAAGTCGTCTCAGGAACTTAAATAGAGACCACTTCTCAGTCACAGAGGTATTGTCTCCAACACTATATATGTATCTAAAGGCAAACAATCCAGAGACAATCAATCCATTCTCCTCGATTGCTGCAACAGTCGGTACAAGCATGCATGGTATTCTTGAGAATTGTTTACCCCAGAATTATGCAGGCGAGTTTCGGTTAAATTATCAGGGTCTCACAGGTCAGATGGACTGTATTGACCTAGAGCATCATACCTTGTATGATTACAAAGTCGTTGGTGCATACAAGTGTTCGACAATGATGGGTGGTAGACCTTTGTGGCGACCATATACAATCACTCGTGGTAAACGCAAGGGTGAAACCGAGATGAGACAACAATGGGTATATGATGGGTTACATCATTACGGTGATTACTGTAAACAACAAAATCTATATCGAATATTATTAAACAAACACGGCATACCAATTAACGATATGTTCTTACAAGTGATTATCAAAGAGCCAATCAATACGATTAAAACATTCAATCTGGATAAACAATGCTATTTGATACAACTACCAAAGATGAACGACCAACGGTTGCTTGATTATGCGTTATACAAGAAAGATGCCTTAGTAAATGCCATCGCTAAGCAAGAACTACCAAGAGAATGTTCTGCGAAAGACCGATGGGTGTCCAAGACATATCCAATGGGTCGTAAATGTAAAGACTACTGCTCGGTGGCATACTGCTGTCCATACTATCAAGAAAGGATTAAGAAATAATGTTAAACATAAAAACTCAAGAGTTTCGTACTGTTGACCGTTACCGAGTTACCGCAATTCATCGACAATCGAGAACAGCGTTTGTTAACGACTTAAGCGTTGGTGACGAGTTTTACATCTGTACAAAACTACATGGGGAACGAAGTCAAGCAGGCTATCTCGCACCACGAGTGAGACTGTATTTCCCAGACAAAAAGAAACATACAAAATATATCACACAAGAGCGTTTACAGAAAATCTTTAGTTTCAACTTCGATGCAGAGCCTGTAAACGCAGACGTGTCGGATGCGGAGGTAGTAGAATGATATTAATTGGTCGTGCTGGTGTTGGTAAAGATACTGTTGCTGAAATGTTTGGTGACATTCCACAATATGCATATGCAGATGCCATTAAAGAGATGGTCTCCATTGTTCAATCAGAGGGTGTAGATGCAGGTATGAAATATTTATCAGACCTAAGTGGATATTCAATCGAAGAATTGCAAGGTATTCTACCTGTGGTACAAACGATTGAGAAAACAGTCTTAGAGGGCAAACAGCGAAAGCATCTGCAAGCACTTGGTAATGGATTGCGAGCTTTATTTAAAGACTTTTGGATTGTTGTCTTAAAGAATCAACTATTGCTAGATAAGCCAAACAGATATATCGTGACTGATTGTCGTTATCAAAACGAACTTGACATGTTAAAAGAGTTGGATGTCGGAGACCCATCGTTTAATGTCTCAATCTTCATCTCGGCGAACAAAAAAGAGCGTATTAAGAGAATGAAGAAAAGAGATGGCTCGTGCGATGAAACACGGCTTAATGATGTGTCAGAGACGTCTGTTGATGAACTTAAGAGTCAATGTGACTTTATGATTAACAATTCTAAGGACTTAAACCATTTAAAAGCACAAGTTGACAAAATCAAAAACATAATCGGAGAATAGACTATGGTAAAAGAATTACACATGATTGCGATTATTGATTATAGAACGAATGAACTTAAGGCAGAAGTTCGCAGACGAATGTTAGAATCTGACCTATCCAAGCAAGAAGCCGTTCATCTCGTGGACAAGGCTTGCGATGATATTACAGATGCATTATGTCGATTGTACGATAAAGCGGAGGTTTAATACTTGAAATTAATTTATTCAGCAACGGTAATGGGTGACCCTGTTCCACAAGGTCGTCCACGCCTATGTGGACGAGGTCGTTTCGTAAGAGCATATGACCCTCCAAAGTCTAAGGCTTACAAACAACTGATTAAAGACTCTATACAGCATCCAAAAGATGTAACGGAAGTTCCATTATTGTTTGAACTTGATATTTACCGTAAGATACCATCTGGTGGTCGCAAGAAAGACCGTGAAGATATGAAATCAGGCTTAATTCTACCGACTAAGAAACCAGATGTTGATAACGTATTAAAAGGTGTCATGGATGCCTTGAGTGGTATCGTGTGGCACGATGATAATCAAGTGTGTGATGTAATCTGTAGAAAACGTTATAGTGAGCATCCACGCATTGAGTTCAAGGTTTACGACATTACACCATAACAGGAGATTGTATTATGCTAGAACAAAAATTAATAAATACAGATGGTTTAAATAAACTTTGGGGAGAACAACTGTTGTGGTTCAACGGTCAATCTTATTGTTTGACATCCACAGAGTCACCATCATGCGAAGACATTCGTAAATTGCATCCGCATTGGCTTGTGTATTTAACAGGCGATGTAGACGAGGACACCAGCGAGATTGCACGTCAAGCGTTCTTGAATGGTGAAGCATTGGATAAATGCTTGTGCGACTTGGGTGTGATTGATGAAGCTTTTACTGTATTCCATGGCGATATTATCGTACATGCATTTGTTAACAAATCAGGCGACATCGAAGAAGAATACTGTGTTACAGAGTTCGATGAAGTCGAAAAAGAAAACTTGATTGCCGTATATCGCTTAGACGAAGATAACCAATCTAAGGTTAACAAGATTGTGTCTGGGGCGTTATTAAATGACTATACATTGACTGTTGGATTAATTTGGGCGATGCAACTTGGGTATCAAGCACAAGACAGTATCGTTGATGAATTAAACCATGCTATAGATGCGGTGCAATCATGGACTGTTTAATTATTCTGGTGCTGGTGCACAAATTAATCGCCACATTAATGTTTATTGGATTTATTTATATGTGCTACTTATGGATTAAACAAATTATCGAATATTACGACAACAGGAGATAGATATATGAAAAAACGCTTAGATATGTTACGACTGGTTTTGCTTGCATTTGTGTTATTCCTTGGTGGTTTAATACCATCGCATGCATACCAAATGCAAGCTGAAGTATCTGCATATACAGACCGTGGTACAATGGCAAACGGTGAATGGACACACGATGGAGCAATCGCAAGTGACGATTTACCGTTTGGCACACGAGTGATTATCAATGGTCGAACGTATGTTGTTAAAGATAGATTCGGTGGTGGTTATTCAAATGCTATAGATATATGGATGCCATCATACGATGATGCGATTGAATTTGGTCGTCAGTATATTACTGTTGAAGTTCTTGTATAAACGGAGGATGGATTATGGGTCAAACATTAAATGCAATACGAAAACAACACGGTCTTAAACCAATAGCAAAGCGAGTACGTGGTTTTGAATACGTATCACGCTTAGGAGCAATCGTTAGAAGACCAACACGAGGTTCTGTCCATAGTGCTGGTTATGATTTCTATGCTTATGATGATTACACAATCGAGCCAAAGGAATCTATATTAATTCGTACTGGTGTTAAAGCATATATGCCACCAGATGAATACTTGGATTTACGAGTACGTTCAAGCCTTGGTATTAAACGCCAATTAATGCTGGCGACTGGTGCATCGGTTATTGATTCCGATTATTACAATAATGAAGAAAACGAGGGTGAAATCATGGTTGTGTTATACAATTATGGCGACACTACTCAACATATTTCAGCAGGCGAACGTATCGTTCAAGGTATTTTCACTAAATATTTCTTGATTGATAACGATGATACAATCGACCAACGCACAGGTGGAACAGGTTCAACGAACAAATAATGGGAGATAAAAAACACATCCATGTTTAAAAGATATATGTTTTTAGTGGACATGTTTAGAAATGGGGAGTTATACAGAGTATCAATATTCGGTGAACACAGGGAGATAATCCAACAGTATTTATATTCGATTTCACCAGAGGTAATCTTCTTGCGTGAAGACGAGGAAACAGAAAAACAAGAGAAGAAACGTACAAAGGGTAACTATCGCAAGATAACACATAACGGCAGAAATGTCGGTACAATCGTGCAATGTGACTTTCGTACAGACCGTTGCCAATCCATCGGTGAGCGGTCTAAACGAATTACAGGGGTCGATAGTAGATATACGGTGGTCGCATGAATAAACTAATGGAGTTCTTTTGCTCTAATTCTGATGAACTGTTTAAAATACACGAGTTTGATAATCGTATGTCTTTTAAAGAGTTCGACCAAGAGCGAATATCAAAGAAATTGGTACGCAAGATGAAACGCTACAGAGATTTTGACTACGAACGCTCACCAGAGGACATCTTGATTGAACAAGAAGAAATCAAAGAGTTGATGTATGCGTTCTTACGACTCAGAAAAGAAGTCGGCTCTAGCAGCATGAAGCGACTTATGATGCGTTATGGCTTACGAATGAAAGTTAGCGACATCGCCAAACATTTTGGTGAATATAAGATGCTAACCTCAAGACGACTCAAGAAGTCCTTGGGTATTGCACAACAAGTTTTATCTGAGTTGATTTCCAATGGTGTACTTGATGAGGATGTCTTGAGACCAAGCATTAGATGTTATGAAGCTAAAACACCAATCATCAAGGTTAACTATCCATTTGACTCTGCAAGACAAACATTCAAACGCATGTATAAGTACGCAGGCGAACAAAGACCCATGACTACTTGTAAAGCGGTTGAATATTTAGACAGGTCATTCGGTGACAATCAGACCATTTGTAATTTCTGTGGCAACCAATGTACACGTTTGAAAGATATGGAGAAACGAATTTGAATATTGCTGAACAATCACTAAACGTGAATAAAATAGATGTGCGAGTGGAATCGGAACGAGCATATATCGCAGATATATCCGACATCCATGTTGGTAACATCTATCATAATCGAGAAGCATTTGAGAAATTTATTTCTCAAGTCAAAACGATTGACAATCTGTATTTAATTATCGGTGGTGACTCTACAGATAATGCAACAACCAGTTCCGCATCATCGGTATTTGAACAATCAGAACATGGTGGAGACCAAGTACTTACGGCATACCGCTTGTTAGAACCAATTAAAGACCGCATCTTATTCTGCCGAAGTGGCAACCATGGATATGAACGAGCGTTGAAACACAACCGTTTAATCCCAGAGCAGATGCTGGCAGAACTATTGGGTGTTCCGTTCTACCATGGCATGGCATCGGTATTCTTTAATGTCAATAAGAACCTGTATGTTATCGGTACATGGCATAACTCAAAGAAACCTGATAAAATGGAGTGGCTGCATACTGATATTACGTTCTATGAGCATCTACATAAGACAACGTATGAACGCACCATGGTGGCAGAACCCAACCGTATTGCCAAGGCTTGGTCTTTAATTGAACACTTGGATGTTCAAACAGGTTCATTCCTCGGTTGGGGCGGTTATTCCGCAGACAAGGGTTATCGACCAAATGATTGTGGTACATCCATTGTCGAATTATCTGGCGAACGCAATAAGAAACAAATGCGAGTACACGACCACATCGACCGTGTTCTTGAATTAGAACACTTGCGAAAGGCAGTTGAACATGCCAAAGAAAACAAATAAAAAGAAACGCAAACCATCAAAACCAAAGACACCGCTCGAAGCAATCCACAAGAAATGTAGAGAGTGTTGTTGCGGTACACTTGCGGAAGTGCAGGCTTGTGAAATAGACGATTGTGCGTTATGGCATTATCGTATGGCGGAAGATTAATTTCTTCCGTCTTTTTTTTATTTTGTTGTTGACATACGCAATCACCCATGGTATCATAATGGTGTAAACAAATTGTTTTTAACACAGGAGGAACAATGGATAAAACAATTATTAAAGCACTAGAAGAACATCAGGGGTTTAAATACACCACGATATTGCCAAAGAACATGATGTATGAAGAACGCCAAATGTGGTGGTTCTCGTTTAACAATGGTTATGATGTCGCCGTTATTCAATTCGAGTATACCGAAGACGATGGTGTCTTTTGTTTAGCACTATTGAAAGATGGCATGATTTACCATGGTACACAGTTGCTATCTGAGGGGGATGTCACAAATGTATCTTTGGATGTAGTTTTGGAATATCTACAACAGATTGCGGAATTGGAGGTATTATGACAGATACAAAGAAAAAATATAAAGAGCTATTGTTTGATTTGTTTGCCGAGGGGTTTGACCTTGTGTTTGGTTCTAGTGGTGAAAAACAATGGTATGCAGGTCTTCTTAGTGATTGCGAAGAAGATATTGATGGCTTATTATCATATTTCCACACAGAAGATAAAAAATGTAAAATTCTTAGTGAAGAAGAAACAGCACTTATTCCTAAGAGAGTATATCATAACTTTATTCGTATTCGAGACGAACTAGGTATCCCAAGAGCAGATAGGTTATATAGAGATGATTTAATTCTTGTTAGAAACGACCATAATGAGCCATGGAAACATGCTTGTTTTGCTAAGTTCCACAAAACAGGGGTTAAAGTATATTCTAATGGAACTAACTCATATACATCTCCAGATAACAAAAAAGAGTTTTATCAATATTATAAGTCCACACGATTAGAAAGCAGGAAAACAAATGACAGAAATCATTATTGACGAGCAAGAGTATTTATCTATTGTTAAAGACGTTGAGGATACAATGTCCAAGTTTGACGAACAGGGTGCATCATATGAAGAATTATATGAGTTGTACGACCGTGCTTACAGCAATTTAGATATGCTGATTTATAATGCGTTGTACACAAAAGTTGCAGAATAACAGGAGGTACATATGTTACAATCAAAATATTTAACACAAGATGGTCTTACCGCTTGGTTCAAGGAATGTTATAACCTTGGGTTTAAATACTTGTTTTACAACCCAGATAATGGTGTCCATATGTTATCAAAACAAGAGCCTGTATTCCGTGATATAACATTTATGTATTGCGATGGAGAGAAATATCCGTTTGTTTCATATTTTTCCACGTTGGTCGCTAAAGATTTGCTAGAGGGTAGAAATTATATTGCGATTGAAGACTATATTGATATAGTCGATTGGTCTAAGGTGCCTGTTGACACGCCAATTCTCGTAAAAAATAACTATGAGGACTGTTGGCATAAACGGTATTTTGCGAAGTATGAGAATGGAGTGGTTTTTGTTTTTTCATGTGGTAGCACACAATGGTCAAATGATGGTGACACCTCAGTTTCTTACGATGAAGCCAAACTAGCAGACGACACAAACAAATAAACCACAAGAGACCACATAGTTGGTCTCTTTTTATTATATGTAAAAATCTTGTGTTTATTAAAAATAAGTTATTGACACAATTATAGTTATATGGTATTATCTTTTTAGAAAGCAGGTGAGACATGGCATCTAATGGATTTGGTGGTGGTCGCAAACTGCCGAAAAAACGAGAGTATTTTATTGATTATGGCGATGGGTTTGACGATGTGTTAGACCGATGTCAGACAACAGATGGCTGCTACAAATGTAAAACCAAGCCAATACCAATACTTCAACATTTAAGGTCAGCGAATGAACATTGGATATACTTGGCGTGTCCAAAGCACCCAAAGAATAGAACATATATCAATCTTGACTATAAGACAATGTTTAAGTCATGGAAATTTTTACAAAAGATTGGTCGAGAAGAATTAAAGAAAGGTCAGGAAGAAAATGGACAAACAATTAATACTAGATATTAGACGAATGATTGACATCTCATGTTTATTACTGATGGGTGGTTCATTTATTCAAACATTTGTATTCAATAACCAAGAATGGCTTGGGGCAATGTTCTTAAGCGTGGTTATTTTATGTTTATTCCCAAGAAAGGAGAAGTGTTGTAAATGCGGTTCCACGAAGCATACGAATTAATGTCAAACGGTAAGGGCATCCGCAGACACCATTGGAAACCATCGCAATGTCTACGGATGAAACGTGGAGTTATTTACGTTTGTACCGACCAATGGCATAAGCGGTTAAAATCTATTGATGCTAAGTGTCTAACAAGTGCCGACTGGACAACAACAGATATTAACCCCATTAAAAAGAAAACGAAAGAAGACGTATTGGATTATTTCAAACAATTAAACAAAACTTTATAATTAAACAACAGGAGAAAACTAATGAAAAACAAAACAAAAACTATGATTATTTCCGCAGTATTAGCAATGGCAAGTATGGGTGTGTTCGCAAACCCAGTTGCGATTGGCTCTTTAGAACCATCTGCGGTTGACCCTGTGGCAACAGGTTATAATAGTGTTGCAATCGGTGCAAACACAGTTGTGAATGGTACTAATACGATTGTATTGGGTCGTGACAATACTGTGAATGGCAACGATAATATCATCTTAGGTGGTGGCAATGGTACAACATCTGCGAATCAATCCTCTGTAATTGGCTATAATAATTACATTGGCAATCACCAAGAACAAACCGTAATCGGTGCAAATAATACGGTTGACAACCAAGGTTCAATTGTCATTGGTACTCACTCTGTTGTCCGTGGTATTGATGCTGTGGTTGTTGGCAACAACGCAAGTGCCCCAGTACAGAACTCTGTGGCAATTGGCACAAACTCTCAAACATCTGACCCTGTTGCGTTTGGTCAAATGGACATCAATGGCACGACTCATGTGTTCGCAGGCGACAGTCCAAACTCCAGTGTGTCCTTTGGTGCTACACAATCTTCCACTTATAGTGCAATCCACAATTACAACAGACAATTACAAAATGTGTCTGCTGGTCGTATTACCGCAGATTCCTTAGATGCAGTCAATGGTTCTCAGTTGTATGCAGCCATTGATGAAATCACAAATAATGGCAACAAAATTTATAATCTTGGCACAACGGTAAGTACATTTGATAATCGCATCCGTCAAAATGCGGCAGACATTGGTACTGGAATGGCATTAATTAATGATAACCACCAAGCGATTACAAATTTAGGTGCACGAACAAATACACTAGAGCGTGTTCAAAACGCTCATACAAGCGATATTTCAGCGTTAAAACAGGTTTCTATGGGGCATGAAAACCGAATTACTACTTTGGAAAACCAAAGTCAACAAATGTTGGGTGACATCACCAATAAAGTAAACCAATTAGAACGTGGCACAAACAAAGCGATTGCATCTGTATCTGCTTTGGGAGCATTGCATTGGAATGGGTTCGATGCACATAATAAGTTTTCTATTAGTGCAGGCTTTGGACACTACAAAAATGCAAACGCTGGTGCATTGGGTGCGTTCTATGCTCCAAATGAAAACGTAATGTTCTACGTTGGACAATCTTTTGGTTCTGCCAAAGTGACAAACGCATCTGTAAACTTTAAGGTTGGTAAAACAACAAATGTTAAACGAGATGAATTACAACAGTTAAAAGAACGTGTTGAAATGTTGGAAAATTTATTAAGTAAATAATGCAAGATGGGGCGATTCGTTCGCCCCAAACTATTGGAGGAATATATGAAAACACATGTACGAATTAATGGTATTGTTTTGGAAGAAGATTATAAAAAGTTTGAAGAGACATCTAATGTGTTGTCTAAGTTGCAAAAAACATTTGAAGACGATGCCTTTAAAGATATTGAAGATGTTCAAACATATCTCGAACGACTACAAAAGAACATCGAAACACGATACCAAGAACGACACACAATGTTGCGAGGAATGTTTAAAGACCGTAATTTGGGTGTCGGTAAAGTTGCATCCCTCTTAGGAATCAGTCTCACAAATTTGTCTCTCAAACTAAACGGTCATAGAGACTTTACTGAAAAAGACAAAGACGACATCTTAAGGCTACTTGGCTTTAGTTATGATGAAGAAATTGCAAAAATGTTATTCGAGGAAGATTATGATGATTAAACTACATCAATGCGATTGTCGAACCATATTGCAACCCATAGAAACCCAATTACAAGCGGAAAACAAGCCGTATATCATCGTGTCAGACCCTCCGTTTAACATTGGGTATCATTACAACGGTTATCACGACAGAATGAGCGATGGAGACTATAGATTAATGTTGCAACAGGTGTTCAATCCATCGCATCCATCTGTCGTTATCCATTATCCAGAACAATTGTATCAACTTGCGATTGATATTGACAGACCACCAACTAAAGTGGTATCATGGGTATATAATTCAAACAACCGTAAGCAACACCGAGACATTGCGTTCTTTGGTGTAACACCTGACTTCAAGCAAGTGTTACAACCATATAAGAACCCAAATGATAAACGGATTAAACGGTTGATTGAAAACGGCTCTAAAGGCACACCGATTTACGATTGGTGGAACATTAATATCGTTAAGAACACCTCAGTAGAAAAAACGGTGCATCCATGCCAGATGCCATTACAGGTGATGAAAAACATTATTGGTGTTCTACCAAAAGAATATACCATTGTTGACCCATTTATGGGTTCTGGTACAACAGGTGTTGCAGCCGTTGAGTTGGGTCGAGATTTTATTGGTATTGAATTAGACCCAATGTATTATGATGTTGCTAAAGAGCGGATTTTTAATGCACAGGAGGAAACAAATGAGTAAATTTGTAGCAGGCGAGCTATGTGAAGATGTGTTTGGTAGACCAGTCGTATTTTTAAACTATGCACATGGGGCAGAATGTATTGTTTACAATCCAAGACGTGATATTTTTGAAGTTCACGATAGTAGACCATTAAAGCCTGTCGATAAATATTATTCCCATAGACATACAGTTGATGTAGAAAGCAGTATTAATGCATTAAGTGAAGCCTATGAGTTTAAAATCTTTGAACTATATCGCAAAGCATTGCCGACCGCTGAGAAACATTTACACTTATTCAAGTCTTTGGAGGGTTGTACTGTTGACTTATCCGATAGCAAATTACAGGTAGATTATGTCACTATTGGAGACAACGAGTCACATAATTGGGAAGACCTAATTGAGTTTATTGGTATTAGAACTCGTGACAACAGTAGAAAACGCTATTGTGCCACCCTCAGTGTTTTAAAACCAAATAGCACATTACTAAGAAGTATTGTATCTCAGTTACAGGAGGAATAATGTTTATATATGGAGACCTTGTTGTCGAACGACAAATATACCGTAGTGGTGCAACCTCTAAAATATATATGTTTATTGAGTCTATATCTATTGACCCAAAGCATTGTATTGTATATGACATCCAATGTAACAATCTACAGTTCAAAGATATGTACTCTTTAGTGTCTCGTAAAAAGTTCATTGGCATCAAACCTTTAATATTGGTGACTGACTATGTAGCGAACACGCTTGTAAGACAACAAATTAAGACTTTTGTTGAAAACCAACAACTCATAGCCAAACAAAAGTTTGTTTTCCTTAAAGGTATTATTGATAGAGAAGTTGTTTTACGAGTCAACGGTAAAAAATTCTCTCCAACTGGCATACAGTTAAACCTTACTGATACTGTGTATTGGCAAGATATGATTGAATTAACAGGATGGAAACAGGTCGGTGGTATAGATGATTATATTCACTTGTCAACACTATTACCGAACTGCTTGTATTTACAACAACTTGTGGAGATAGACTAATGTACAAACTTGAGTGGCAAGACACACGAACATACGAAACGAAACACCATGGTCTATTTGAGACCGAAGCCGATGCATTACAGGCGATTAAAGACTGGTGGCATTACAATGGCTTTACACCGCCGTATTATCGCATTATGCATAATCCGTTGGGTATCACTATTGACTATGGGTCACACTATTGTTTTTATCATATCACACAGGAGGATAACTAATGGCAGAACTAATGGATGCTTACCAACGCACACACGAAACGATGGGAACATTGGCAAAGAATGTTGGTAAAAATAATGAGGTATTACAAACCACGACATTACAGCTAGGTGAGTACTCAAGTACTATTAATGAACACCACAAACAAATTGAGGTTATTTCAAAAACACAGGATGCTCATGGCGAGTCAATCTCTAGTCTACATAAGTCTATTTCAACGCTATTAAAAGTCGGACAACTGCACACAGAGCGTATAGATTTATTGACTGCACGAGTTAACGACTTACAGAGTCAAATGAACAGAACACATAAACAAATCTTTTGGTATTTGATTGCGGTTCTAGTAATTAATGTCGGTTCGTTGATTTATTGGTTGACGGTATAACAGGAGAAAAATTATGCAACTAAAACACGCAATGGAATACAAATGTTTTCTATTACATACGCACACTCTTAGTACCGCAGAAAAACAATTGAATGAACTATTTGAAGATGGCTGGTGTTTTCACACCGTATTTACAGTCGGTCTTGCTAATGGTGGTACTGCCGAATATGCCATCGTTTATCGCTAATAGGAGGAATAATGAGCTATCTAAAGAAGATACAAGACAAATACTTACAAATAGAAACCAAGGTTAAACAGCGGACACATGCCATCGATTTATTGGTGAGCGGTCAAACCGCAGCGAATCAACGCTCGTTATCAAACACACGCAGTATCAAAGAATTACGCAGAACTTTAGATGATACCATTCTAATGGTTCGAGACACAAACATCGACAACAGATTAAAATTCCGTGCGATTAACTGTGAAGTGCAGAAAAACAAGCGTTCAATCTCATGGCTTAAGGCTTGGTGCTTTGGTCTCACGATTTTCAACATTGTAATGGGAATATGGTTTACAATTCAAATGTTTTAACGGTAACGGAGGTATTATATGCAGGTTGAACTACAGAACTATACACCACTTAATACAGCGACTCATGCCATGGGTCAATGCTATGGTAAAGAATTAACCGAGGATGCATTAATTCGAGCCACCTCTAGTGGACATTTGTCACTATTAGAACATACGCTGGTAACATTCGATATTGAAATGTCACAGAAATGCCTTGCACAGATTACACGACACAGACACTTGTCTTTTACCGTGAAATCAACACGAGGTACAGACTTTGGCGATGCCACATGGTTTAATTCCACGGAACATCCAGAGATTACAGACGATATGGGTCAACTCATGAATAAATTGATTGAGAACCAAATCTTAGAATATCGCCGTTTGGTTGAAGCAGGTGTACCATATCAAGTTGCATCTTATGTATTGCCATTGGCAACTAATGTTACCATGACTGTGAGTGGTTCTTTACGAGCATGGATGGAGTATTTACCAAAGCGGTTATGCAAGCGTGCATCCACGGAACATCAGCAAGTGGCACGAGCGATTTTTGAACGCTTAAATTACTTGTATCCATCTTTGGTGAATTTACAAACGCTTGGCATGTGTGAGTCCTGTCACGAGGTATCTTGCGACTTTACAACACATAAAAAGAAACCAAAGACACCTGTCCGCAAGG